TTTGTCATCAATTATCTTTTTAATATCATGAATTACATCTACTCCGAGATTTTCTCTCACTGAGTTAGATTGTAGATCAGGATATTTAGTCCAGATACTTGTGTCTTCAAAAGTTATTGATGGACTACTAACACTAAAAATTCCGGTAGTATCGCCCATAGTGATAGTATTGTCCATCGGGTCTGATATATTAATTGTAAATGTATCGTCGTTCACTTTTTGCCTCTGTGTATCGCCTATTTCTCTTTCAAAAACGGTCTTTCCGCCGTCAGGAGATTCAAATATCTTAGGCATTTACCACATCAACCTCATTGTCAAATGTAGTAAAGCCGTTCTCTTTTGTGACTTGTAGTATGCTGTTAACACGGCCCACTAGTTCATCACGATGTGAGATAAGCAAGATGTTTTTATGACGCTCACGTTCCATTTTCTTTAATACACCCAATGCGCTTTCAACACCTATTGTATCCATACCACTGTCAACCAACTCATCAATACACAGCAAGTTAACTGGATGATTCATACTTTCAAATACATCACGGAATGCCCAACTTAAACCAAGTATAAGTCTGTTGCGTTCTCCACGTGATAAGTTGTCAAAGTCTAAATCCTGTCCTAGTTGTATAATACTAACTGATAAATCTGGTTGGAATTGAACTTCGTGTGGTAATCCCAATCTAGTAATATAGTATTCCAGTCTTGTATTCAAGAACTGTAAGTTTTGTTCAATAATACGCTTGCGAATAAAACTATCTTTGTTAGTAAGTAGTTTAAGCAAGAAGTCCTGATGATCTTTTAATTCAGTTAAACGGTTAACTTCGTTCCAATCAACTTCTTTAAGTCCAGTTTCTCTGAGCGAAGCAATTTGTTCGTCATATGGATCAACGTCTTCTTTTTTACTAGCAATATTATTTTCCAATGATGTAACACTGTTCTGATGCTGATATGCTTCCTGTACAGTGTTATAGTGTAACCTAGGAGCAACTCCAAGTTCACCAATAGAAGTTAATGCCTCTTTATATTCATTTAGCAATTCTGTGTCAGAAGTAATGTGCTTTACTGACTCTTCTACTAATTCTGTCTTTTGAGCAACTATTTTATCATGTTGCTCGTCGTGAATCTCTTGTCCACAAGCATAACACTCGTGTTTCAGTGTGGCATCTAAATCTGCTTGTGCTTTATCTAAACGTTTTTGTTCTCTTTCAATGCTAGTAGTAAGTTTAGCAATTTCACTGTTTAGTGTGTCAATTTGTTGTTTACGAGCATTAAACTCAGCAAACTCAGTGTGTGCTTGAAGTTCCCTTTCAATGTCAACTTGTCTTAGTGCTAGTAATTCTGTTTCTAAATCTTTGATATCAGTCTCACGACGTTCAATCCATAATCTTTGCCGTCTTTCCAGGTCTTTAATGCTGTTACTAATATGCTCGTTTGCTTCTTCAATACCCTTAATACGATAGGTTTCTTCCTGGATACCGTCTCTGGTATTTTTTAGTAACTCTTTTAGTATCTCTGCTTTTTCACTTAGTTGTGTAATACCCAGTAATTGTTCAATCAGTTCACGCTGATCGTTTGCTCTCATACTAAGGAAAGGTTCAGTATAAGTGTTTAGTGCTACAACATGTTTAAACATTACATGACTCATTCCAATCAAGTGTTCAATAACATGTTGACTTTCACGACCCTCGCCTTGCATTTCATCAGTGCTAGCGGCATCAGAGTCGTTAACCATAAATCGGAACAAGTTAGGTTTGCGTCCACGTTCAATTCTATAGTTGTTGCCGTCCTTTTCAAAGTCAACTGTAACAAGCATTTGTTTGTTGTTTGTTTTATTGACTAGGTTGTCTTTTTTAATGTTGTACAAGGCATTACCAAACAGCGCATAACTGAGTGCGTTTACAATAGTAGTTTTACCAGTACCGTTACGACTGCCATCACCGCCCAGATCAATGTTGTTACCCAGGACCAGTGTCAGTCCTGCGTGATCAAATTGTACAGCCTGAGTAACATTACCCACGCTCATAAAATTTTTAACTGTGATATTTTTAATTTTAAGCATTAACGTTTAAGCCATTGTATATGTCTATTAGTAATGTATTTTTAATTGTAGTACTTTCAATACTCTGTAACTGGTTAAGTACAATTTGATCTACACTTTCTACTTCTAGTTCAGCACCAGCAGTCCAGTCTTGAGCATGTTCTTCTTTTTTGCTCGGCATAAGAGCAATCTCACGGAGATTGTACTGAGCCGCAAAAGTTTCTTTGATGTAGTTTGCTTCTTCGTATGTAATAGGTACGTCGAGAGTAATTCTACAGTATGTCTTATTAGACAACACTTTCTCAGGATTGTCAATCAGTTTTGACAAACTAATTGTACGATAACGAGGGGCATCAGGCCAGTTTATGTACTCTGGCTTTCCGCCCCATTTGAGGAACATGATTCCTCTGTTATCGTCCCAGGCATCACTGTAATTGTGTGGGAAACAATTACCTGGGTAGATGACGTTGCCACGTTCCTGACGTTTATGGAAGTGTCCGCTAAAAACCATTTCTGGTTTATTAAGATCTTCTGCCTTTAGTCCGTGTCCATGATCAGGCATTTGTACCATAGCGTTCATGTAAAAGTTGGGGAGTTCAAAATGGCCAAACATATATTTACATTTGATATCTTTTACTCTCTTCCACTCGTCTTCAACGAGCCAGGGAACAATAGCAACGTCATCTTTTACCAAAATATCATCGTTTACAACGGTAATATTTGGGTACTCGCTTGCCATAGGGATACTGTGGATTTCACGTTTTTCCCTATAGTATAGATCATGATTGCCCATGATCATATAAACTTCTTCAAAATTATCGTTAAGTCTACGCAGATTGCTGGTAGTGTAATTGAGTGTACTTACGTTAATACTGGCTCTGTGATGATGCCAGTCTCCCATAAAAATACATTTAGTGATACCACGAGCATGTGCTTGCTCGATCATCCATTTGATAAATTCCTCACAATCTATATTGTGAGACCTACTATTATTCTTCATACCAAAGTGGATGTCAGTGAATACAACCACTTCGTCAAATAACTGTGTCAAAGATTTTTCCTTTTAGTCGTGATTTTGTTGCTGTGATTCCCACTCAGCATTGAATGTTCTAGTAAAACTAGGATTCAATCCATTTTCTTCTAGTAAGTCATCTCTGATATTCTGACTTCTTTTTTCTAGGTTAAGAACTCTTGTAAAACTATTTGTTATTGCGGCTGTATAATACGCAAATGGGTTTTGACTTTTGGCTTCGTTAAATTGTAGTCCAATTTGACTAAGTTGTAGCAATGCTTGTCCACGCATTTCATCAACATAGGTATAGCCACGCCAGTTACTTCTCATACTATAACGTTCGCAAAGTTTAAGATACATTCTGGCTAAACGATCATTGGTTTTGCCATGTGTAGTACAAAAATGTCCGTTTTCTTTGCCACCTTCCCAGTGACTTCTTGCTACTTCTTGCCACTCTCCATCAATAAAAGCATAGTGCTGAAACGGTGGAAAGTTACATTTAGCATGTTCGTCTGCTACAGTTTTTGGATTATTCTTACGCTCTTCTTTGGGTACATGTTCAAAAGTCATAAGCCTAAAAACAACATCAGTGTCAGGAATGTCTTTAACGTTTACAGCAAAGTCTGCGGCCTTGGGCTTGGTTTTCTTGCCTGTTTCGCCACGTTCCCAACGTAAAACTTCAGCATCATGTGCTAGTTTTTGTAGTCTTGATGCTCTGTTTTCCTTGGCTATTTTAATGTTTTTGGGTGTAATTTCGCTAATATTATCAATGATATGATCAAAATAGAAGTATTGATCTTCTCTAACCCAACTGTAACTCATCTTTGAATTGTGTATCTCTTTAAGTATTTCCTTGTTTGATAGGTAGTTTACTGCCATTAGATTTCCTTTTTATTATATACAATATACACTGTAACACATTGTTTGTCAAGTGGTTTTTTTCAACTAAATACAAGTATTACGGAGAACAACTGAATGCGAATTACTGACATCATAACAGAAGCACCCACTACTGACTTGATAGTGTTCTATGGCGGAAGATTCCAGCCTATGCATAATGGCCATTACCAGGTATATCAGGATCTAGTCCAGAAGTTTGGTAGTGACCGTGTATTTATCAGCACTATGGTGGGCAAGAAAGCAGAGCCGGAACGTGATCCGTTCTCGTTTGATGAGAAAGCAATGCTAATGACACAAATGTTTGGCATACCTGCTGATCATATTATTAACACCCATCCGTACAATGTTGACATGACCAAAGCGGGCAAAGATCCAACTAAAACAGCATTAGTGCTGGTGTATGGTGAAAAGGACGCTAACAGATTGAAAATGGGATATCTAAAATGGTGGAAAGACACAGTGGAAAAAGGTGAGCCAATGCTAACAGCAGATGAGGCTGGTTATGTGTACACTGTGCCTATTAAAGATGCGGGCCGTAGTGCTACGGATTTCCGTAATGTTATGCGTAGTGATGCTCCGGAAGAAGACAAACAAAAAGCATTTACTGATTTCTTTGGTAAATTTGATCAACAAGTGTTTGACTTTGTTAACAATAAACTTGGAGGCAAATAATGGCTAGTGGTGGATTTTCAAATAAACCGAAAGCCATGCAGATGCGACGTAAAGGTAAAAACTATCCTGTTGCTATCAAAAATGACAAAGGTGTAACAAAATTTGTTAATATGACTCCTGAAGAAGCGGAGGAATTTTATGCGGAAAACCCAGACAGGTTCCTAGGCGTTAACAGATGGATCAAAGAAGACGATCACGAAGCCAAGAAGAATTTTTTAAAAAATATGAAAAAATGGATCGAGGATGAAAACGTTCCTGCAGATCCACCGCCTAAACCAAAACCAGAACCAACCACAACAGATCAGGAAGGCGGAGTAGCAGAAGGTGTAAATCAGGCAGACGAAGCAGAAGTTGGCTTTTTTACCGGAAAAACTGCTGAACAGAAAAAACAAGACGAAGAAAAAGCAAAGAGAGAAAAAGAAGCTGCAGCTGATAGAGCAACAGAAATAGTAAAAAACGAGATTATTCCACAAAGGGCTCTAGAAGACAGAGGCGTGTTAGGCGGACCAACTAGAACTGAAGGTGTCGGTATTGAAGGTACTGAAAAAGTAAAACTAGTATGGTCATTGCCTAGTTATATTACACAAGCACAGCGAGGTTTCCTACAACCATTGTTAAATCCAACAGGTACTCACATGATACTGGAGTTTCCTTATACTCCTACTATCAATATGGGACATGGAGCGGCTTATGGCAGTTACGATTTAACGCACAGCGTTTATCAACAACAATATTATATGAATACACAGAATCCGCAGATTGATATGACTGCTATGTTTACTGCCAACACACAAAAAGATGCCGCACATACTATGGCAGCACTACACTTTTTAAAGAGTATGGTAAAAAGTCAGTTTGGTCAAAATAATCCAGATGGTTCTAGAAATGAAAATGCTGGCACTCCACCGCCTGTGTTAAGGTTTAGTGCGTATGGTGCTCTTAACTTTAAAAACACACCAGTGGTTATTAGAAATGTAAACTTCACTTACCCTGAAGATACTGACTATGTTGGAATGGTGTTTAACAAAGAAGGCTGGGTTTACCTGGGAGACTTTTATGATCTACAGGCTGGTTATCAGAAACAAAAAAGCGACAAATTAAACGAAACGCAAAATCAGGTTAACCAGGGAACAGAATTTTTCAATGAAACAAAAGATGTTCCTGGTGGTGCTAGTTATATTCCAACATTGTTTATGGTAAGCCTAGGATTAACAGTACAAACAGTTCCAACTAAAGTCCGTACTGAATGGAATTGGGACGATTATATGCAAGGCTCAGTTTTATATAAAGGATATCCATAATGGCTTACGATTCAAACAGCATGTACAGAAACACACCAGTTATTGACAATAAGTACTTGGACATTATGGTTCCAACTGTAGACACTATTCGTTCATCAGATACAAAAACTATGACATTAGAATCCAAGTACGATCAAAGACCGGACAAACTAGCATACGATTTATACGGTAATGCTAAACTTTGGTGGATTTTTGCTGAATACAACCAAGATACTCTCAAAGATCCTATCATTGATTTTAAATCGGGTCTAGAGATCCGTGTACCTAAACAGTTCTCATAATATGGCTAGAAAAACAAAGATTACAAATAACTGGTTTACCAGTGTAAACAGTCCTACATACAAGGTAACATTCTGGTTAATTGATCAAGATGTATGGCAATCTCCTAGTGACTTAGCAGATAATTCCAAAAGAACAATGTTTTTAAACAACGGCAAAGCAGTAATTATTGCTGAAAGCGGAGTAACTGCCCAGTATGCTATCGATAATATTATTATCAATAGTAAGGTAAACGCTTCATCTAACAGTGGAAATACTGTTATTGGTAATGTTACTTTTGATTTGACTGAGCCAATGGGATTTAAACTGGTTGACCGAATTATCAGTTACAGCAGTATTCAAAATTTTGATACTATGCAAGAAGCCTTGTATATTATGCAAATAGAGTTCTTGGGTACTGATCCAGATAACAGTTATCCTGCTAGATATCCAGGTATATTCTTTTTACCGCTTAAGATACAAGATATGAAAGCAACTCTAGGACCGCAAGGTTCTGTGTACAATGTACTTGCTCAAAATATGGTTGGTACTGCTGCTATACAAACAAAAATTGAAACAGACATTACATTCACTGGTGTTTATAATGTAAGGACATTATTAGATCAAGTTAATAAAAAATTAAACGAAACTGAAAAAAAATTAAGAGAAAAAACTGGCGGTAGAACGATGAAAACCTGGAAAGTAGTATTGGATAAAAGTGCTACTATTGCGGCCGAAGATGGCGTTCCTGGTTTTGATATGGGCAAAGCTCAGTATAGCGGAACGACAGATTCAAGTCCAGCCAGCGCAGGTAATGCCAGCAAGGATGACAAGGACAAAAGAGACACAACCACCAAAAGTGGAACAAACATGGTAAGTTGGTGTATGAATGAAATTACTAAAAATGTTCCTGCTTGGGGAAAATATGTTAAAAAGTTTACAGATGATCCCAAAGCAAAGAAAGCGCCAATCTTGACAGTAACGCCCAGTGTAGTGTTTAAGGACAAAATTGATCCAGAAACAAATCAGAGAGAACAAGAAGTTGTTATTACTATTGGAATAAAATGGGATTATGCTGTTCCTGCTATAGACCCAGAAAAAAATAAACAAAAAACATCAGACAAAGCATTTCAGATTTCCAGGTTTAAAGATTTGCCAATTAGTAAAATTTATGATTATTTGTACACAGGTAAAAATACAGAGATTATGAATTTTCAGATAAATTTTCATCATTTATTTGCTGTTGCCAGAGATCCATACAAGGGAAAATTTTATGCTAATCCTAGTCAAGCAGCCACTGGTACGCATCCACTATACGGAGCAGATATAAAGAATCCTCCTATACCAGCAAGTGATAAGATAAGCAAAACTGAAATACAAAAAAATAGCAGTAACTTTAATTACCTGAGTGACACTCAGGTTGATCAAACATTGATGACAGCAATAGTAAAACCTATATATGAATTTACTCAGAGCAGTGCCGCAGATCAACAAAGTAATGAAACACTGGGAGATAATATTGGATTAGATACGCTCGCTCATCAACAACTAGCAAATCGTGATGAAGATATGTTTAGAATTGACTTAGATGTTATTGGAGATCCATTCTGGATGGGTGCGCCTGGTGCGCTGAGTAGTGGTAATAACGAAGACCTTAGTAAATATATGGCAGAGAGTGCCATGCTCGTTGTACGCAATTACTATCCTGATGAAAGTATGTTAGAACCAGAAAATCCTAAAAAAGGATCTATGGATTTGTTAAGCAGTGGAGTATACACTGTTGCCGCGATAGAAACAAAATTAAGACGTGGTGAATTTTCTATGACACTAAACTGTTTTAGAGACACTAATACAAATTCTCTACTAGTTAGAGAAGAGTTAGAGAAATTAGACTGGGATTGATAAATGAGTGGATTTTTTAGAAGTGATGGAACAACAACACCAGATAGAGTTAAACAAGGCGGACTTGCTGGCGTTAACAGAAGCATTGGATTGTATATTGGTGTAGTAACAGACACCAAAGACAGTCTATTCCTGGGAAGAATTACTTGTAGAATTCCCGAGTTTGGTTCTGAAACTCCAACAAATGTATTGCTTGTAAGTCCATTTGGTGGAGTTACTAACACACTGGATGCTGTAAGTGACGTTAAAGCCTTTGGTGAAAACGAAGAAGTTACTGGCGGTACTCCTAAAACTTATGGCATGTGGCCACAACCTCCGGCTGTAGGTACAGAAGTATTAGTTGGATTTACAGCAAGCCGTCAGGAAGGATTCCTAATAGGTACACTACAGAGTAAAGATCGTAATCACATGCTGGGCGGCAGACCCAGTGGGTTGGATAGTGACGGAGAAGTTAATCCAGTTGGTGAGAAAAACCCCAGAGATCAGGAAGCATTTAAACGTCCCAAAGATACTGAGTTTGCTGAACAATTAAAAACACAGGGTCTTGACAAAGATTTTGCTCGTGGACACAGTATGAGTAGTGCTAGAAGAGAATCTCCCAGTAGAGTATTTGGCTTTACTACTAGAGCCGGACATGTGTTAACCATGGATGATGGTACTGAAACAGATGCTGGTAGCGCACTGAGCAGAAACATTCGTATAAGAAGTAGAGGTGGTGCTGAAATACTAATTGACGATACCAACAAGATGATCTTCATCACTAACCACGATGGCACTGCCTGGATGGAAATGAGTGAAGATGGTAATCTGGACGTATACGCACAGGATGACATTAGTTTACACACTGAAGCAGACTTTAATTTACACGCCAAGGGTAATATTAATATGCAAGCAGACAAGGGTATTAATATTAGAAGCACTGGCGAAGATGGCATCAAAATTGATGCGTTTGCTGGTGATTTGGATTTGTATACAGAAAAGAATTATAAAGTACAAGCGGCACTTAATGCTAACCTAACAGCGGCAGGTAACTACAAAGAACAAGCAAAGCGAATTGATATGAACGGTCCAGTACCTGATACAGCAAAACGTGTTAAGGTAAATCAGTTACCGGAAAATACTAAAATACAAAGTAGTGCGGCTGATAGAGTGCCAGAACATCACCCTTGGAAAGGTGCTAGTCAGATTAAAGAACAGTTTAATAACAGTGAGGGTAATACAAACTAATGGCCAACATTGAAGTTAGATTACCCAACACAATTAGCACTACAGATTTAATTGAAACAGATTTGTTTACTGTGCTGGATGACGGTTTAGTTAATACACTAGTACCTCTAAAAGATCTAGAAGCCAGTGAAAGTATACTTCAGTTTATGTATGGAAATGTTGGTTGGCGAGGTTACAAATATATTGGAAAATCTGGATTCACTGTTATTGGATATAATCAAGTTCTGAATGACGAATTTAATAAAAAGGGATTACTGGAAACTGAAGCCTACAGTTATTGGATTGCTGAAATTAAACGTAAAGAAAGAGCATTTAAAAAGAATATAAGTCTTGACAGTTTAAGTCAAACACAATATGATGCGCTACTAAGCCTGTATTGCCGAACCGGAGATTTTGGTTTTATTGGTAGTGAGTTTAGAAAATTTGATGTGCGAGAGTATATTGAAAACAGACAATGGAAATATGTGTTTACGGCATTCATACTGAGTGGGCATTTTCGTAAGCAATGCCAGAGAGAAGCAAGAATATTGATGTTTGCTGACTACGGCGCACTAAAAACCAGAGCGATTACCAAGGAAGAAGGTATACAAGCAATCAGAGCTGACTACCCTGATAGAATGATGGATCAACATGCTAAAGAACAAGCAGAGTATATCTATTACAAGGAAACAAATCGCTTCCTGCCTAATTTACCTCAGAGTAGAAAACGTACTATTGTTGAACAAGCGGCTGAATAAATACCAACATGAGCGTGTTATTACTTAATGCTGACAGCCAGCCACTTAGCCTATTACCACTCAGTACAATCACGTGGCAGAGCGCAGTTAAAGCATATTTCCAGGAAAAAGTCATCATAGTAAAAAGCAACGAAGATCGTATCTTACACAGTCCTAGTTTTGAGATGCCTATGCCTGTTATTGTTATGCTTAAACGCTGGCACAAACTACCGCCACTGGCAAAGTTTACTCGTCGTAACTTGTTCCTTCGGGATAATTTCCGATGTCAATATTGCTTTGAAGAATTCCGGCAATGCGACTTAACTATAGATCATGTGGTACCCCGGAGTCACGGTGGCAGAACAAACTGGACAAACTGTACCACCGCATGTAGAAAATGTAATACCGCCAAGTCCAACAAAACAACTATAACACCCATCAACCCTCCAGTACAACCAAGTTACTATCAACTCAATACAAAAAGCACAAAATTCCTACAATATACTAACATTCACCCTGATTGGGAACCCTATCTTTTCCACAAGCAAGAAAGTTTAATGAGTTCATAGTGTAATTGAAAACCAGTGATTTTTTCAGATAAATATCTATATGGAAAAGATAATTGGATATACATCACTTGAAAGTACAAACGTTACAGGATTAACGGGTCTTGAACTGGCAAAGCGTGATTTAGCAAATCATTTCGCTATTAGAAAAGGCGAAAAATTTACTAATCCACAGTTTGGTAGTGATTTGCCTTATTATGTATTTTTACCGT